AAACGCTAATACGACGGGTAAATAACTCTTTTGTATATATACCAGCCTCTAACATTTCGCAAGCCGTTTCTATCATGTTTAATTTTTTCTCTAGCTCAGTTTCAAGTATTGCCAGCTCTACGGCTACTTTTTCTTTTTCTGTTTTTATCTGTTCGCCGTAATTATCCAAGAAATAATTAAAGCCTTTAAGCTCTTTTTTAAGCTCATCTAGTAATATGCTTTCTAAAGTCTCTAGTTTTAAAGAGCGTGTATTACACTTTAAACTAGGACAAGTTATATACTCAAACTTTAAAGCGTTTATTTTACGTATCATAGTACGCCCACACTCGGAGCAATACACCAAGCCAGCCAGCGGGTTAGATAATTTACGCCTATTAGTTACCTTAGGCGTTTTAGCTAGTTGCTCTTGAACTCTATTAAAAGTAAGCTCATCTATAATAGGCTCGTGCTTACCTTTTACAGTCCCGCCCCTATTATTTGTATTTATCATACCTATATAGAGCTTATTTTTTAGAACATTTCTAACCGTTGGGGGAGTCCATATTTTATTATGGTTTTGTGGCTTTATACCGTTGTCGTTTAAATAGTTGGTAATAGTAGCCACGTTAACGCCGTCTAAATACTGATTAAATATAAACTGTACTACTTTAGCGTTGTCGTTAGGTACAAGTATATAACCTCTTTCGCCTCTTATTTTATCGAAACCAAAAGGCAAGATAGAGCCGATATAATAGCCCTCTTGCCTTGACTGGTTACGCCCACGCTGTAAACGTCTATTTATTATTTTATACTCACGCCTAGACATAAATAAAGCAAACTCTAAAAACTCTTCGTCTATATCCTCTTTACTTAAATCATATATTTTATTAAGCGTATATATCTTAGTCCCTGAGCTTTTAAAAATCTCTAATATTTCTACTTGGTCTATTTGATTACCACGGCTTAAACGCTCTATCTCTATGCAGACAACGCCAGCGTAAAGCCCTTTACTAACGTCGTCTAGTAGCCTTTGCATTTGCGGGCGGTTTGCTATACTTTCTCCGCTTACGACCTCTTTATATATTTTTACAATGTTTAAGTTATTTCTTTTACAGTAGTCTAGTAACATGGTCTCGTGTCGTGCTAAAGTTTCCTCTTTTAGCTCGTCGTCCTCACGTGATTTACGTAAATATATAGCTACGTCGTTTTTCATTACTTTAACCTACTTTCTTTTAAAAATTTACCAAAATTAGCGATTAGCTCTAGCTCTTCTTTAGTATACTCGTACTCAGTAAAATAGACCGACGTTATAGTATTTCCATTTATTAATACCTCTAACGAGACGTTAAAGTATAACGCTATCTTTCTCAGTATTGTTATACTTACCTTTTCAGAGCCTCTAGCGTACCAGCTATTTATAGTACTTGGCGCTACTTCTATAGCTCTTGCTAAGTCGCTACGGTTCATATTGTTATTTTTAAGTAATACCTCTAAATTAGTTAAAAAATCCACCTTAAAAAACCTCTTCCATAAATCCATATTTTTAACCATACGCTCAAAATTTACTTTGAACGTTCAAATTTTTTATTCAAAATGATTATAACGAAAACGCCCAAATTTTGCATTACTAAATTGAAAATTTAGAAAAATAAAATTATTTTGTTGACAATGAAAATCATAAGTACTACTATTTAGGCATAAAGGGAAACGCAAAAGCGTAACCAAGGAGCGGAAGTTAACGCAAAGGTAACAAGCAAACCGACGCTACAGAGACAAAAGAAAGGGGGGCAAAAAATGCAAGATAAAAAGCTATTATATCCAAACCTTAGCGCCGAGCTGGCAAGAAATAACCAAAGCGTAAGAGCGTTATCGGATTACTTAGGAATGACTAGTCAAAACTTATACTCTAAGCTACGAGGGGCTAGCTCATTAAGTGAAAAGGATATGAAAGCAATACAGAGGTTTTTTATAGTAAAGGCTGGCGGTGTATTTACTATGGACTATCTTTTTAGTAACGAGCCTATCAGTAATGGCGGTAATTAGAAAGAAACCAACTACCGCCGTAATGACTAATCTTTACGACACAATTAACAAGCTCTACACGTCTAAGGAATACTATTATACTGAGGATGAGGTAAAAGAGCTAAAGGATAACCCAAATAATATATTTATAGAAAGGGATAAACAATGGGAATAATTGAGAAATTACTTAACATTCAATTAGAATTAAAAGCGCCTAAGAACCAGCGTAACAACTTTGGCGGTTACAACTACCGTAGTTGCGAGGATATATTAGAGGCGGTTAAGCCTTTACTTAAGGCTAATAATTGTACGCTTACTATTAGCGACGAGCTGGTAAACATAGGAGAACGCTACTATATCAGGGCTACGGCTAGACTTACCGACGCTGAGAACGCTGGAAGTTTCTACGAAAATAGCGCCTACGCTAGAGAGCCAGAGAGTAAAAAAGGAGCTGACGAAAGCCAAATAACGGGAGCTTGTAGCTCTTACGCTCGTAAATATGCGTTAAACGGTCTATTTTGTATCGACGACGTTAAAGACGCTGACGCTACTAATACAAATGCAAATAATGCTAGGACAGCTAAAAAAGCAACTCCTAAGCAGATAGCTTTAATTAATCAGTTAGTACAGGATAAAGCTGGTATGCTCAAATATTACAATGTTAAAAGCGTAGAAGACTTAACAGAATCTCAAGCAGATGGATTAATTAAGGCTAAGCAGAAGCAGAACAAGCCTAAGCCTTTAGGCATTATAGGAATAACAGCAAGCGGAGACGAGGCGTTAATTAAAATATGTTATGGCATGGATACAGCTAATAAAGCTATGGCAGAGCTTACAGCTGAGGAGAAAAAAGGCTTTAAAAAAATCATTATCAAAGAAACAGACGACCAGTTGACAAAGGAGTAAAAGATGAATTTATTAGTACATATGGGGAGATTGACACAAGAGCCAGAAGTAAGATATAGCACAGATGGTAAGGCAGTAGCTAAGTTAAGCTTAGCAATTAATAGAAAGTATAAGCAGGAAGGACAAGCTGACGCTGACTTTTTTAATTATGTAGCTTTTGGAAAAACAGCAGAATTTATAGGTAAGTATTTCCATAAGGGAATGAAAGCACTTATAACAGGGGAACTAAGAAATAATCATTATGAAAAAGACGGAGTTAAGCATTACTCAGAGCAAGTAATTATTAATACTATTGAATTTGCAGAAAGTAAACAGACTAATCCAGCCGCTACAGTAAATCAAGGCTTTATGAATATTCCAGATAATGTAGAGGACGAAGGATTACCTTTTAATTAAAAAGATAAGGAGATAAAGATATGGATAATACAATGGATAAAGCTATAGAGATGGCTATAAAAGAGGAACAATTAACACCAGCAACAGCAGAGGCTAAAATGACAGCCTCTTACTTAGATAATAATCTAGTAACATTACCTTTAAGAGATTTCTTAGACTTAAAAAAGTCAGATGAAGAACTAGGTAAACTAGTAGAAGNNNTATAAAGATACTGAAATCTTAAGCATTATTAAAGATGTAGCGCCAGTTAAGTATGTAGAGAGATATGAGGAACTTATAGGAGATTAAAATGGACTTATATGAGGATATAGTAAAGCTTATGGATGAGCTAACTAAATCTATTAAAGTCTTAAAGAATAACGGCGCAGAGCTGGCAGAGTGTGAAAAAGAATATAAAATCACATTAAGAACTGAGGCATTAAGGTTACGAGCTGATAATACACCCGTAACCTTAATTAATCAAATCATATACGGAGTACCAGGAGTAGCAGAGTTAAGACTTAAAAGAGATATAGCTCAAGCTAAATATGAAGCTAATAAAGAACATATTAACGTAACTAAGTTAAAACTTAGAGTATTAGAAAATCAATTACAAAGAGAATGGGGAGCTAGCGGAAAAGGAGACCTTTAAAGCTAGTAAAATTGCCTAAAAACTTTATAAAACTTTGGTTATTATGTCGGTATACACCGAAGCATAAAAAGTAATAAAATTATAGATGTGATAAAGATATTACAAATATAAAGAAAGGAGAATGATGGCTTATAGAAAGTTGGAAAGATATTAAACATTATGAAGGGCTTTATCAAATTAGTGACCAAGGAAATGTTAAAGCTTTAAAATGCTGGGATGTAAATAAAAAACATTTATTACTAATGAGCGCTTATTGAAACCTACAGATAATGGAAACGGATATTTTATAATAAGTCTTAGAAAGTGCCATAAAAGAAAGAATTTTTATATACATAGGCTTGTAGCTCAACATTTTATTGATAATCCTAATGATTTAAACGTAGTTAATCATAAAGATTATAATACTAAAAATAATAAAGCTTCTAACCTTGAATGGGTAACACAAAAGGAAAATGTACAATATTCAACGGAAAGAATGAAGAAACCTAAAAGCGTTACTCATAGCAATACTAAAGAGAAATATATTAGCTATAGAAAAGAAAAAGGCAAATATAGAGTTACTATAAATCGTAAAGAATATGGGGCTTTTAATACTTTAGAAGAAGCTATAGAAAAAAGAGATAATATTTTAAGGGGGACATATGAAAAAATCATTAATACAGCAAGGTAAATATTGCTATGTATGTGGTACAGAGTATGCTCTACACCGTCATCACGTGTTTGAAGGTACGGCTAATAGGAGACTATCAGAAGAAGACGGAGCTTATTGTTATTTATGCTATCTGCACCATAACGGAAGCAATAGAGGAGTACACTTTAATAAAGAGTTAGATTTATTGCTTAAGAGAAGGACACAAGAAGCTTGGGAGAAAACTAAAGGGAATAGGCAGGAATTTATAAACCGATATGGCAAATCATGGCTTTATTAAGTCCATAGAGGCGGTTTTATAAATTACAGGTATAAATTATCATTATTAAATTAAAGGGGGCTTAAAAATGAGCTTAGAGACATGAGAGAGCGAAGTAGAATTATTATTATGTGAGTTTGAAAAGACTAGAGCGGATGATATGGCATTATATGCTATGTATCTTAATAAACATGAGGTAGACCTAGTAAGAGTATTTAATAACAGAGGTTATAGGATTATGAAAGGTATTAGTACATTTGAAAGTGTTAGCCGCTGTAGAAGAAAGTTACAAGAAAAGTATCCAGAGTTAAAGCCAAGTGAGGAAAGCTTAGCTATTAGAAAAGAACAGGAGAAAGTATTTAAGGAATATGCAAGAGAAAATTAATATACATATTGATTATGAGTTTATTAACTGGAATAAGTATATAAACCTTGAAAGAGTTAATAAATTCCTTGCTAATAAGATTAAGCAGGAAGAAAAGAGCTTTATAGTATTCAACGTAAAAGAGCGCTACTTAGGTGAGTATCCTATAGCGCTCACTATAAAGCCTCATTTTAGCCATAAAAAAAGTGATTTAGATAACTTTAGAATGAAGGGGCTTATAGATGGATTAGTAGCGGCTGGAGTCATTGAAAACGATAACCTAACTAAGATTAATAAAATCACTTTAGAGCCAATATTTGACGGAAAGACAGGAGTAGATGTTATGATATGCGCTAATAAAAAAGAGGACAAAGATGTATTAAAAGACTTTATAAATAATCTTAGTGAAGAAGAAAAGAACAAGTTAAGAAAACATATAGCAGAGGTAGAGAAAGATGGCTAAAAAATATTATTGGATAAGATTAAAAACAGACTTTTTTAAGAGCTTAGCAATGAAAAAATTAAGAAGAATAGCAGGGGGAGATACATACACTATTATTTATTTAAAGCTCCAGCTATTAAGTGCAGACACTGAGGGAGTACTATACTTTGAAGGAGTAGAGAATACTTTCGCAGAAGAAATAGCCAGCTTATTAGATGAAGATGAGGACAATGTAAAAGTAACACTACAGTTTTTACAATCAGTAGGACTATTAGAGCAAAAGGAAGAGGATGAGTACTTACTTACAGAAGTACCTTTTTTAATTGGCGGAGAAAGTGAGAGCACTGAAAGAGTTAGAAAACATAGACAAAGACAGGCTTTACTAGAAGCTCAAGAGAAAGAAAAAGCGTTACAATGTAACGACCATGTAACAGCATGTAACACAGAGAGAGAGAAGAGAAGAGAAGAGAAGAGAGAGAGTAGAGAAGAGAAGAGTAAAGTAAATTATCAGCAAGTAGCTGATATGTATAATGATACTTGCGTATCATTCCCACATCTCACTACACTCTCAGAAGCACGTAAGAAAGCTATTAAAGCTAGGTTAAATAAATACACCTTAGAAGACTTTAAGCGCTTATTTGAACTAGCAGAAGCTAGCGACTTCCTAAAAGGAACTAATAGCCGTAACTGGAGTGCTACTTTTGACTGGTTAATAAAAGATACTAACATGGCTAAGGTATTAGATGGCAATTACAATAACAAGACTAATAGCCAAGTACAGCATAATAGTTATAATAATAACTCAGTAGCTCAAGAACTAGATAACTTTTACAACATGGCTCATAATTGGGCAGAAAGTGGGGAATAAATGAGCGGTAAATATTCTAAAAGATTTTACTCTAGCCTTATATGTAAAGAATGTGGCTTACGTATGACAATCCCACGACGGAGAAATCAAATAAGACCAGAGGGACATATTAAAACAATGTACTGCGGTATGTGCGGCAAGATAACAGATTTTGTAGAAAATAATAATAGAAGTATGGCAGACGCTGAAAAGGGGGAATAGAAAAGATGAATAAAAAGGAATTTAGCATATTTGCAAGCGCATTAAAAACATACTACCCAAAAGAGAAGCTTTTACCTAATGAGCAAGCTATGGAGCTATGGTATCAACAGCTCCAAGATATTCCATATAAGTTAGCTGAGGTAGTGCTTAATAAGTGGGTAGCTATTGAAAAATGGAGTCCAAGTATAGCAGATATTAGACAGCAAGCCACAGAGTTAGCTAGTGGAGAGCCTAAAGACTGGGGAGACGGATGGCAGCAGGTAGAGAGAGCTATTAGATACATAGGACAGTATAACGAAGATGAAGCAATGAAAAGTTTTGACGATATTACTAGACAAGTAGTTAAAAGGCTAGGCTTTGTTAATCTTTGCCTAAGTGAAAATGTGGCAGCAGATAGAGCTAATTTTAGAATGTTATACGACCAGATTACTAATAGACAAAATCAAAATAACCAACTGCCAGAAAGAATTAGAAATGTAATACAGTCAATACAGCAGAATACAAGTACAGGACTTTTAGAAAATAAGGGGGATAACTAAATGGCATACAGCAATAGTTATAAATTACCATGGCATATAAGACAGTATGTAAAGCAGGAGCTACTAGACTATAAGAGAAATAAACAGCTATTAAACGGCTTTAATGTAAGTACAAGGACTTTATTACTGGCTGAGAAAAGGATAAAGAGTATAGAGAATGTATTAGATAGCCTCAATGAGGAAGATAGAGAAGTAGCTGACATTATCTTTATGGAACAGTATAGCCAAGCTGGAGCGGAAGTAGCGCACGCTATAACTAAAGCCATGTATTATAACTGTATGAATAAAGTAATATATCTAACAGCCAAGGAGTTAGAGTTAATTTAATCCATATTAAGCCAAATAGAGACGTTTATAGTATTAGATGATAAAATACACATCTTAATATTAAAAACGTCTCTTTGAGGCGTTTAAAAGGCAATTAAGGCATATAAGATATAAAGCTTATTAGGAAAAAACTTAGGAATATATTTTAACTTATTTGAGTTATGATATAGAAAAATCAAAGAAAAGGATGGTAAAAGAATAATGGGAACATTAGAACAAGCAACAGAATTTATTAACAAGATTGCTCCATTAGTACAGAAGTATGCTAAGGAGTACGGCTACAAGGTAGCTAGTCCAATTATTGCGCAGGCTTGCAATGAGTCAGCTTTTGGCTTATCAAGTCTCTCATCAAAGTATAATAATCACTTTGGCATGAAGTGCGGCGGCTCATGGACAGGAAAGAGCGTTAACATGGCAACACAGGAAGAGTACGAAGTGGGTACTATGACTAATATTAATGCTAATTTTAGAGTCTATGATACTTTCGAGGAAGGTGTAAAGGGTTACTTTGAGTTTATCGGCTACAGCAGATATGCTAACTTAAAAGAAGCTACTAACGCTGAGGAATATTTAACAATGATTAAGAATGACGGCTATGCTACATCTAGTACATACGTAGAGAATAACATGGCTATTGTTAACCAGTATAATTTAACTCAGTATGATAGCTTAGAAGAATCAGTAGCAAAACCTACACCAGCTCCAGCACCTACAGAAAATAACTAC